GCCGATCCGAATTTCAACAACGGCCTGGGCGGAAACCTACCGTTTTTTAAGTCCGAAATCAACGGCTCTGCCGGGCAAATATGTGGCCGAAACCACTCCGTGGGTTCGCGGAATCCATGAGGCTTTGGATGATCCGAAGATTTTTAAGGTCGTCGCACAAAAATCTGCGCAGGTGGCGTGGACGGATGGCGTCTTGTTGAACTACATAGGGCACCGAATACATCTAGAGCCCTGTCCTATGATCATCATGTTTGACAAGGAAGGCTCGGCAAAGAAGTTCAACGAGGAAAAGTTCACGCCGATGGTGGAAGTGACGCCGGTCCTGGCAGCTTTAATCCCTGTCATGTCAAAACGTGACCGGGATAATAAATGGGGCTTCAAGGGTTTCCCGGGCGGATTCCTCAAATTCGTGAGCTCCAATTCTCCGTCCGAAGTGAAATCGACGCCGGCCCCAGTGGTCTGCGTGGAAGAGCCGGACGACTGTAATTCGGACGTTAAGCAGCAAGGCGATACGATCAAGTTGCTCGAAGAGCGAACTAAATCGTTTCCCCGGAGAAAAATCATCTTCGGCGGAACGCCGACCGTTTCCGGGATTTCGAAGGTCGAGGCCGCCTATCGCGAAAGCGATAAAAGAAATTTTTTTGTTAAATGTCCGCACTGCGCGGAGTGGCAGACGCTGTCCTGGGAGAACGTCTCCTGGCAGCATGAGGAAGGCCGGAACCATGAAATCTTCGGCGATGCTCTGCCGGAAACTGCGGTCTATAACTGCCCGCATTGTGGCGCCCAGTGGTCGAACGAGTTAAAAAATCGGGCGGTCAAAAACGGTGAATGGCGTGCGACGGCAGCCTTCACTGGCATTGCCGGCTTTTACATTAACGAGCTTTACAGCCCGTTTCCTGGATCGAGCTTGGCCGAAATCGCCAAAAAGTATTTGAGCGCTAAAGCGAAACTCGACGCCGGCGACGACAGCTTTATGAAGAGCTTCGTCAATAATCAGCTCGGCCTTCCCTACGAGTTCGCGAGCGACCTCCCGGACACTGCCGACCTGGCAGCACGCGCCGAAGATTATCCGGAAAAGACCATTCCGGTAAACGGTGTGGTTTTGACGGCTGGCATCGACGTCCAGCACGACCGACTGGCCGTCATTATTCGCGCCTGGGGCGTCGGAGAAGAGTCTTGGCTGGTTTGGTGGGGCGAAATTTACGGACAGACAATGGCGGGGGCCTGGAAGGATTTGGATGCCCTGCTCCTTTCAGAGTTCCCGACCCCGAACGGCAGCAAGCTAAAAGTCCGGGCGGCTTCTATTGACTCGTCCGACGGTCAAACCTCGGACGCTGTTTACACATTTGTCCGGAAAAGAAAACGCCGCGGCCTGATGGCAATTAAAGGCTCCTCGGTCAACGATGATTCACGGGAAATCTTCTCGACTCCGAGGGCTTCCGTTGATTTGAATTACAAACAGAAGGCTTCCAAGTTCGGCCTGCGTCCGTTCATTGTCGGAACGTCCCGAGCGAAAGATTTAATTCTGGGCGTTGACGCTAATGCCGGCCGCATCAAGCTCCAGGGAAAAGGCCCGGGGCGCATGCATTGGTACAAAGAGGTCCGTCCGGACTACTTCGAGCAGCTGGTGAGCGAGGTAAAGGCGCCTGCCAGAAATTCCCGGAAACGTGTCTGGCAGAAAAAGAGCTCGGTTCGAAACGAGGCGCTGGACTGCGAAGTTTATGCATTGCATGCAGCGCGCAGTTTGAAACTGCACATGTGGACCCCGGCCCGCTGGCTCCTCGAATTCCAGCAGCAGGCTCAGGAATCTCTCTCGTTTGAAGCAGAAACCGAGCCGATACAGCAGCAGGTTGAACAGCAGCCGGAACCTCAGCCGCTACCGGAAGAAAAACCCAAACCGAAACGGAAACAACAATTGTTTGACGGCTATGAAGAGCCGCCACCCTACTTTGGAGAAACTGAATGGTAAGCATCATTGCAGGCGATTCGCACACCTGGCGACTGCTGCCGGTTCGATATTTGAATCCGAGAGAAATTCCGAAGGACGCATCATGGTCGGCGTTTTTCAACCCTGCCGAAGGTAAGGATCAGCCGACTCTGTTGGTTGAAAAGTCTGGTGATTTTGTCGTGATCATCATGCCGCCGGAGGTGTCTGAAAAGCTCTCCGGACAATCTGGTGATGTATTGCTTCAGGTGTCCGGAAAAAATCTCCGGAAAACTTTCCTGGTTGAAGAGGTTTCAATCGTATCGCTGGAAAACAGCCGCCCCGCTTCCTTTAAGTCGCGGGCTCGCCAGTGCCTGGAGGCAGCTCAGCGCGCATTGGAAACTTATACAGGCACTAACGGCCACGTCAAAAGTTACACGATCGGCTCCCGGTCCATGACTTTCAACTCCCCTCAGGAGCTGTTTGCCCTCATCGAATATTGGAAAAAACAGGTTTTCCTGGAGGAATGCAGGGCTCGGGGCGTTGACCCGCACACTTTATTGGTTGAATTCAGATGAGTAAATCAAAGAAAAAAATCAAGAAAAAGGAGCTTCGGTCATTTGAGTCAGCCAAAACCGGGCGCCTTACGGCTGACTGGCTCAATGCCGGGGATACGACTCAGGACACTGAGTTGCGAGGTGACCTTAGGACGCTTCGAGCCCGCAGCCGCCAAATGATTCGGGACAATCCGCACGCTTTGAACCTGCGGCGAATGATTCAGAACAATGTTGTTGGCCAGGGCATTGGAATCCAGTGCCAAGTCCAAACGAAGGACGGGAAACCCGATCAAAAAACTAATGATCTGATTGAGGCCGCTTGGTATGAATGGTGCGAGGCAGATAACTGTCACGCCGCCGGCCGGCTGAATATGACTGAGATGATGAGGTTAATCATCGGCTCGGTCTTTCAGGACGGTGAAATTCTTGTCCGGAAAATTCACGAGGGCTTTGGCCGCTCCGACGTACCGTTCAGCCTCGAGGTCATTGAGTCTGACCTTCTGGTCGATAACGAATGCACCCTGGCGCCGAGCCAGCGCGGCAATACGGTGCGTTTGGGTGTTGAGGTGAATCAATGGATGCGTCCGCAGGCGTATTGGTTTTGGCCGAATCATCCGGGCGACATCAACGTTTCTGCCTACACGCAGAACCAACTGCTTTGTATTCCGGCAATTGACATCGTCCATTTGTATCTGGTTGAAAGGTGGCCTCAAACCCGAGGCACACCATGGCTGCATTCTGTCCTGAAAAAACTTAAGGACATGGGCGGCTATGTCAATTCCGAAATCGTGGCAGCACGGGCGGCAGCAAACATCGTGGGATTTGTGCAGCGCGAGATTGACGATGATGGAGATCTGGGAAACGACGGGAAACCTATCCCGAAATATCTCCGGAGCGAGCCCGGTATGTTCCAGCGCCTGCTCCCAGGAGAAAAATTCGAGGGATTCACGCCGTCCCGACCCAACTCAAACATCGATGCTTTTATGCGTTACATGCTGAGAGAAGTTGCCGCGGGCGTCGGAGTTTCCTACGAAACGTTATCCCGTGATTATTCGCAGAGCAACTATTCCAGCTCCCGTCTCGCGTTGCTCGATGATCGAGATCAATGGCGAGTGCTGCAGACCTGGCTGATTGAAAAATTCCTAAAGCCTATTTTCTGCGACTGGCTTGATCACGCCGTTTTGTCCAGACGTCTGAATCTGCACGGATATTTTGAAAACAAGGAACGGTATCAAACAGTCAGATTTAAACCTCGCGGATGGTCGTGGGTTGATCCGGCAAAAGAAGTTACCGCCTATATCAATGCCCGCAACGCCGGCTTTATGTCTGATAGCGACGTCGTTGCCGCAATGGGTAACGGTCAGGACTTTGAAGACATTTGCAAGCAGCGGGCAAAGGATAAGGCCACTGCGGAATTTTACGGAGTAACAACAAACAGTCAGGTTTTGAAACAGCAAAAGGAGAGTACGGAGGATAAAAGTGACGAAAAAGAGGACTGAATTGACCGCAGATCAGCTTCGCGGTCAGGTGCGTTCTGCAGTATTTGAACGTTCGGACGATCAGGATTCGAGTGTGATCAGATTCCCGGTTGCATCCGATACGCCGATTCAACGGTGGTACGGGCAAGAAATTCTGAGCCACAAACCAGGCGCCATGGTTATGGGGGAGCGACAAAAAACGCTTCCCCTTCTTTTTAACCATAACCGAGACAAGCTCTTAGGCGTTGTGGAAAAACTCGATCAGGACGAACACAGGACCTACGCAACGGTCCGTTTTTCGTCGTCCGAGGAAGGCCAAAAGGCCAAGGCGATGGTTGATGAACGAGTTCTTGTCAACTGCTCGTTCCAATACGAAATCCTGGACTACGACATGGTCCGTGGAGAAGACCCCGATGACGATCAGCTAATCGCGACGTCCTGGGAGATCTATGAGGTATCGCTTGTAACCATTCCCGCCGATTCGAACGTCGGCGTTTACAGAGATTTTGAAACTAACTTAAAGGAAAACAAAATGGCAATCAGAGATCAAGAAAATTCTGAAAACAAATCCAAAGACTCCGACCAGCAGGTCAGAGAAAACATTCGCGAAGCAGCGATCGCAGAGGCCCGACGCGCGGAGGCAGAACGTGAAAATGTCCGCAAATCCGAACGTCAGCGCATTGAGAATATTTATTCTCTCTGCCGCCAGTTCAATATCGATGATTCTGAGCGTGAAAACATGATCCGCTCCAATGAATCCATCGATAACATTCGCTCTCACGTTTTAGACCTGCTCAGCAAACGTTCCGCCACCCCGGTCGGCGCTGCCTCCCGCGGTGTTTCCGAAGATATCGGTCTCACAGCCGAAGAAAAAGGCAGATTTAGCCTGGTCCGCGCTCTGAACGCCGCAATGACCGGTGACTGGAGTAAGGCCGGATTTGAACGTGACGTTTCTTTGGCACTTGCAAAACGCAGCGGTCGCGAAACAACCGGATTCTTCATGCCTAGCGACGTCACAATGCAGCGCGATACCACGCCCGGATATGTCGTTGGTGAGGCAACTCAAGGCGGAAACCTTGTTGCAACTGAGCTTCGAGTCAGCTCTTTCATTGACCTGCTTCGCTCTAAGGCCATCGTCACTCGTCTGGGTGCAACCGTCATTTCCGGCCTGGTCGGAAATCTCGAAATTCCTAGACAAACCGGCGCATCGTCCACATTCTGGATTGCTGAAAACGGAACGCCGACAGCCAGCAACGCTACTTTCGATAAAGTGGCACTGAAGCCCAAGACAATTGGTGCCCTTTCGCCGATTTCCAGAAATCTGCTTCTGCAGTCCAGCATGCAGGTTGAGGCTTTTGTTCGAAACGAACTGGCCAAGTCTTTGGCTCTCGGCATTGACCTGGCAGCCCTTAGCGGTACAGGCACCAATAATCAGCCTACAGGCATCGCCAACATGACCGGAATCTGCACAGTCGAAGGCGGCACAAACGGCGGCAGCGTCACATTCGATAAATTGATCGATATGGAAACTCAGGTTGCAACAGCGAATGCCGACGCGGAAAACATGTATTACCTGTGCAATGCTGCGACGATCGGATTCTTGAAGAAGATCAAAAATACATCCGGAGATTACATCTGGAAGTCGCCTGCCGACGCAGTCCGAAACGGATTCCCGGGCGAGGTCAACGGCTATGGCGTTGCTCGTTCTAACCAGGTTCGTGGCAATCTGGAAAAAGGAACTTCTAAGACTTGCCAGGAAATTTTCTTTGGTAATTGGTCCGACCTCCTCATTGGCGAATGGGGATTCCTTGAAATCGACGTTAACCGCTACGGCGATCAATGGAAATCCGGCGGTGTTGAAGTCCGCGCTCTGCAGTCGATTGACATTGCGGTTCGCCATCCGAAGAGCTTCTGCATTTTCTCTGACGCTCTTTTGAGCTAATTCTTCAGGGGCTCCGGCCCCTTTTTCATTTGGAGAAACACTATGAAATGCATTGTCCGACCGCAGTTTTATTTTACACCACGAAGGTAAGGTTTTTTGTCCGGGCGAAATTGTCGAGTGGCCGAAGGACCAGCCGCTTCCTGCTCCGTTACAAAAGTATGTAAAACCGAAGAATAATTCCGAGACAGCCCCGGAACCTGCTCAGGCAACGGAGACACCTGAGACCGATGTAACAGCAGAACTTCCTTTGCAGCCGGAGCAGAAAAAGGATGAATGATTACGACGCAATGTTTCATGCCGACATTGACAGTACCTTTCTGAGAGATTTCGGCAAGGAGCACCGAATCGGATCGAGAACGGTCCGCTGCGTGATCGATACAAACGTTGGAACTCCGAATCCTGGCCTGATGTCAGAGCCGTATTACGGCCTCAGCACTAACCAGCTGAGAATTTTCGTCAAGAAGGGCGATATTCCAACGCCCGAGGTAAATCAAAACTTGTCTGTCGACGGCTCTTTTCACCGTGTTGCAGCTATCTCTGATGAGGTCGGGATGCTGGTTATCACGTGCGAGGAAAACAATGAATGAACCAAAATTCCATCGAAAAGGCTCGAAAATTACTGGCCAATATTGACGGTGCTTTGGGGAAAGCTGTTTATTTTTCTGCTTCTCGGGCGCTCTCCCATACTGCTTCGATTCTTAGCAAAGAAATCCGCAAGGAATATTCTGTTAAAGCTCGGACAGCCAGAAGTGCGATTTCCAAAAGAATCCAGAAGAAGAATGGCCACATGAACGCTCAAATTAGCGTAAAAGGCCCAAACCTCCTCGCCCAGACATTCAACTTACGCCCCAAAACCGACACTACCGGATCAAAGCGAAGAGAAGTTCGCTTGGGCATTAGGAAATCGGAACTTAAGCCGGTTGACCGAGGTTTTGTGAGTAAAGGGTTACTTCTGCAAAGAAAAACTTCTTCTTCGCTTCCAGTTGAACCGGTGTTTGGCCCATCAGTAGCTGGTATGGCTGCCAATGAAAATGTTGTCGAAGCAGTTCAAAAGAGTTTTGACGAAACCTTTGAACGGCGACTTGATCACGAAGTCAAACGACTCCTATCAAAAGGAACAAAATGACATTAGATCTTTGTGATGCTCTCCGAGAGCATTTAGAAACGTCTTTAAAAAATATCAAATTACCGACCCGAGGCGCTGATCTGGAAAAGGACGGGCCGGCCAGGAATTTGAAAATTATCGACGGATACCTGCCGACAAAAGAGGAGGATTCAGAAGATCCCTATCCTTTTGTTTTAGTCCGGGCAAATTCGGCGCAGCTTTCTCCACAGCGTTCGCAAACTGAAGTGTCGATTGTGGTTGGCACTTATGGGAAGGATTCTGTGGGCTATCGAGACGCGGTCAACGTTCTGGACGCTGTTGTAAATGCGATCGTCGAATTTACCCAGCTTCCTCTGAAACAAAAATTCCATCTGGTTCCGGAGCTGGATTGGCAGATTATTAAAGATCAGCCGTGGCCGTATTGGCAGCTGGAATTGAAAACGCTCTGGGGCTCTGATTTCCCGATGTGCGTCCCGGCCGGACTGCCGAATATCTCAAGCGGATCTGCGTTCTCAGCCTATGGCAATTCCCTTCAAAGAGCACTTTATGGATAGAACTCGAATTTACATAGGACCCCGCCTGCCCGGACTTAATCGATTCACAGTCTTTCATGGCGGAACCCTTCCTCCGTTGGTAAAAGAAATCATTGAAAAGAGGCCTGCAGTCGCGGGCCTCATTGTTTATGTGGACGATTTGGCCCAGGCGCGAGTTGATTTGGCCAAAAAAGGACATCCGTTGAACCTGTTTTTTAATTCTGTAAGGAGCAAATAAATGGCTTATATGCATCGTGTGCATAGCTCAGAAATTCAGACCGGTCTGATTCCGGTCGTTTCTGTCCCTAGCGCTATTCCGTTTATCGTCGGAACCGCGCCGGTCAATATGGCTGATGGAACCTGCAATAAGGTGAAGTATGTTCAAAATTATGCTGAAGCGGTCAAGGAGTTCGGATTTGTTCCTGCAAAATCGGATGCATCCTCCGGACTGAAAAAATATGAATATTCGATTTCTGAATTCATTTACTCTCAGTTCCAGCTGTTTGGCGTTGGCCCGGCCCTGATCGTGAACGTTCTCGATCCGGCAACGCACAAATCTACTGCGACGACTACCAAGGTTACTCTGGATACTAAAAACGCCAGCGTCACTGTCCCTGAAACCGGAATTATCCTGAGCTCAATCACCTTGAGCTCCTCGTCCGGATCGTTAACGGCAGGAATGGATTTCCTGACGGCCTTTAACGATAACGGCGAATTGGTCATCACGTCCCTTAAAGATCAGGACGGAGATTTCATTTGCCCGACCGGAACCGAGTTGACGTTTGCTGCAGAAAAATGCGACCCATCTAAAGTCACAACAAACGACATTATCGGCGGTGTTTCTACCGGCAGTGACGGCCTTGAAATTAAAAAAGGCCTTGAGCTCGTTGAGGATGTATTCCCTTTATTCGGTGTTGTTCCGGGCTTTATCCTGGCCCCGGGATTTTCTGATACATCTACCGTGGCCACAATTATGGCGGCCAAGTCGGTCAGCATTAACGAGGTCTTCCGAGCAATTTGCCTGTGCGACATTCCGACCGGTACGGTAAAGAACTACTCTGCCGCTCCGAGCTGGAAAAATACAAATAACATTGTTGATCCGGCACAGGTCTTGTGCTGGCCGATGCTACAGCAGGACGGAGTGGTCTATCACATCTCCACCCAGATGGCTGCATTGATGGCCAAGGTGGACGGCGATAACGGCGGAGTTCCCTACGAGTCCCCTTCCAATAAGGTTCTCAGCACTACCGGAATGGTTCTGGCCGGAGGAACCGAGGTTCCGTTGACGCTGCCGAACGCAGAATATTTGAACAGCCAGGGCATCGTGACCGGGCTGAATTTTATCGGCGGTCTCCGAGCTTTTGGCAATAGAACTGCCTGCTACCCGGCCAACACCGATCCTAAGGACGCGTTCATTCCGATTCGCAGAATGATGTGCTGGATTTCCAACACTATCGTTCAGACCTGCTGGCAGCGTTTGGATAAACCTCTCAATCGCCGCCAAGTTCAGACAATTGTGAACACCCTTCAAGTTTGGCTGAATGGTTTGGTTGCGAGAGAGTACCTCATTGCCGGAACAATTGAATTCCGAGAGGACGAAAACCCGATTACGGATCTGTCTGATGGTATTTCCAGATTCCACGTCAAGGTCACACCTCCGTCCCCGAACCGCGACATCGAATTCATTGTGGAATACGACCCGACCGCACTTTCTGCATTGTTTAGCTAATTAAAGGAGCAAATAAATGGCAACAAACGGTGCTAATTACATTCCTGACCGAACCATCAATTTCAACGTTACTGCCGATGAAGGAAACATCTTCCTGGGTGTTGGTACGGTCGATCTCCCGGAAATTCAAAAAATGACGGACACATTGTCCGGCTCCGGTATTGCAGGTGAAGTTGAAACTCCGATTCCCGGACATTTCCAGTCAATGGAGACAACTATTAACTGGAATGCCATCACGACTGAGGGCCTCAATCTCCTAAGGGACGGCACGGTAAGTCTCACATTCCGGATTGCGCAGAACGAAATCAATGCCTCTGCCGATAACAATCAGGTCAAGGCAATTCGTATCCATCTTCGCGGTCTGGTCAAGTCTTCTGCTCTTGGCAGTGCGGAGGTTAATGCCAAGTCAGAACAGACCACGGTGATTGAAACGACCTACCTGCGAGTTTTTGTAAACGACGAAGAACAGGTTGAAATCGACAAGTTGAATATGATTTTCAAGGTTCAGGGAAACGATCAGCTCGGTGACGTTCGCAAGGCGCTTGGTTTAGGTTAAGGAGAGAAAAGTGCTGGTTAAATTTAAAAAGCCAAGGAATATGACAGCATTACGCTTGATTTGGATTCTCTGAATGGTGAGGTTGCTGAAGCAGTTATTGCCCAAGTTGTGGCTTCCATTCCAAAAGAAAAACTCACACCGGTAGAAATCGATAATAGGAACTGGAGATTTATTGCTGCCAGGGCCAGCGGTCTCCCTCCGGAATTTTTCCTGAAGTTGCCTCTGCGGACTTATATGCAGATTAAAGGCCAGGTCCTATCTTTTTTAATAGAGTCGGAGGTGGAGTTCAGTTTTCCGTCCGAGAGTTAAGAAAACAATGCGTCCGGTTATCGATGCTAGAAGCCGGACTTTCTTTTCTTGATTGGTACCGGATGCCGTTTAAAGATTTTATTGCTTGGCGGGAAATTGTTGTTGAAACGTTTTCTGAAATCCAAAAAGAGCAAAAAAAGGCTTTTAATCGAAAGAGGTAACCCCTATAATGAACTTATAGGAGGTGCCTTATGAGCATTGGTCAAAGCATAATCGCTAGTACATCGGGATTCATTATTTTTCTAATCCTCGGATTAGTTGCTGCTCCCTTACTGATCCTGATCCCATTGGTCGTTTTGGTACTGATTTGGGAGGCTATAGGATCGATTGATGCTCCTTTTTATCGGGATTTGGCCTATTGTGCTTTTTTCTGGATCTTGTTGCTGATTGCAGTGATAAAGACCTCGCATATTAATTGGTTTAGACGGCATATCTACCGCCTCCCAGAATTGAAAGAATAATTAAGAACCTTTTACAGAAACCGCCTTCATGGCGGTTTTTTTATGGATTAAATCATGCCATTTAATAAGACTTTCGAGATGGCATTCATTGTCGGCGCGGCTCTCCAGTCGAATTTCGCGACGGTGATGGACAAGGCCCAAAAGAAAACGGATTCACTGACCCGTTCCGTTAAGGCTCTGGATCAGATGACCGCGGACGTTAAGGGGGCGGTCGCCCGCCGGAATGCAACAGAGGCTGCTAAAAAGGCCTGGGTTGAATCGGCTGCTCAGGCTGAAAAGTTTCGCCAGCGACTTCTCGGAATGTCCAGCCCGTCCGAGCGATTGGTCAAAGAGTTTGAGCGCCTAAATACTGCTTCGATAAAGTCAAAACAGGCATGGTTAGAACAAAAAAACGCTCTTGTTGCCTTTGAAAATTCCGCAAAAACGGCAGGAATGACAATGGGGCAGCTAATAGCCAAGCAAGAGCGATTATCCAAAATTTCCAGGAAAGCAAATCGCGGCCTGGAGCTTTATCGTGAAGGGCGCTCCATGATGGGCAACAGCGTTGGTTATGCTTCCACGACTGGCCTGGCGTTGGGCGCAAAAATGACGTCATTAATTCAAACCGGAGCCGGGTTCGACTCGGCTATGGCGAGAGTTGGCGCTGTTTCCGGAGCTTCCGGAGAAGACCTTTTAGCGCTTCGAGAACAGGCAAAAGAGCTTGGCAAGTCTACTGTTTGGTCTTCGTCTGAAGCGGCTTCTGGCCAGCAATTTCTGGCCATGGCCGGTTTTAGTAAAGAACAAATTTTGAAATCGATGCCCGGGATGCTGGACTTAGCCTCGGCTGGTGGAATCGATCTCGGATCTGCAGCTGATATTGGGTCGAATATTCTGACTGGTATGGGGTTGGACGCCAGCGAAATGGGTAGAGTCGGTGACGTCTTGGTGAACACGTTTACCAAGTCCAACACTAACTTGACCATGCTCGGCGAAACAATGAAGTATTCCGCCCCAGTGGCTAAATCTCTCGGTGTTTCTATCGAAGAAGCCGCAGCAATGGCTGGAAAATTGGGTGACGCTGGTATTCAGGGCTCCATGGCGGGTACCACCCTCCGAGCAGTAATGCTCCGATTGTCAGCGCCGAGCAAACAGGGTGCAGACGCCCTTGACGCGTTGGGAGTTAAAACGACCGATGTTGCGGGCAATATGAGAAAGATCCCGGACATCTTGGCCGATCTCAACCGAGCAATGGCCAAGATGACCGACTCTCAGCGTTCTGCTTATACAAAAGCAATTTTTGATACCGAAGCAATGTCCGGAGCTTTTGTTCTCATGGAGCAAGCTGGTTCCGGAGCACTTCAGGAGTTTGCCAATAACGTCAAAAAAACGGGTTCCGCCTCAGAGGTTGCCAGGAAACAAAACGACAACTTGATCGGGGACTATAAGGCTCTGACTAGTGCCGCGGAAGGAGCAAGTATTGCTTTTTACGAAAATCTCGAGCCTGCTCTTAGATCGATTACACAGCTTGGAACTGAAGGGTTAAGTTGGCTTGGTGACGCCATTAAGGAATATCCGAATTTATCAGCGGCCATTGGATATACAGCCGGGGCGCTCGGATTATTAGCGGCTGTAGCTTTGCCGGTTTTTACATTAATGAAAACCGGGGCCTTCGCTATTGGAACATTAAAAACTGCAATAGGAGCGGCCCAGGTTGGAGTAGCAGCTTTCAACACCGTTTTGTCAGCAAACCCTATTGGGTTGATCGTAATGGGCATTGCGGCAGCGATCGCAGCCGGATATTTGCTTTATGAAAACTGGGATGAACTTAAAACAGAAGCCGGAGAGCTTTGGGAAGGCCTGCAGGCTGCGTTTGGGGGCGTGGGCGACTACGTCAGCGGTTGTTTTGAAACTGCTGCCAGCGGAGTAAAAACGCCTATTAACGCAATGATCTCGATGATTAACTCTGTCATTGCGACAATTAACGAGTACGCAAACGTTAAGGTCCCTTCATGGGTTCCGGGAGTCGGCGGTGAATCTCTCGGTTTCCAGCTGAACCCGATACCGGCCCTAGCATCCGGCGGCGTGGCTACCCGATCAACGATTGCGCAAATCGGTGAGGGCTCCGAGCCTGAAGCCGTTTTACCGCTTTCTCGATTGAACGCAATGCTTTCCCCGGAGCCTGCCGCTCCTTCGGTCAATGTGAACTTGAATATTAGTGTTAACGGTTCCGGCAACCCGGGTGCGGATATTCAGCAGGCTGCCTCTGCGGCAGCATTTAATCTGAAACGCGAGCTGGAGCGCCTTTTGGCTGATCAACGCCGTTTAGCTTACTGAGGTTGATATGTACAAAACTGTCCAGGGAGATACGTGGGACATTATCAGCAAAAAGGTCTACGGAACTGAAAAATACATGACCCATCTGATGCAGGAAAATCCGGAG